TTTTCGACCGTTTGGCGGTTCAGACTTTTGGTAAATGGGGGGTATGTATGCCGACACCAAAAAAGCCGAAGGCTATAAAAAAAATAGAGGGGACCTATCGCGAGGACCGCGACGGAGGTAGAAACCCGGAACCGGATAAACTCGACAACATGCCGAAGTGTCCGACATGGGTAAACCGGTATGGTAAACGGAAATGGCGCGAGGTTATCCCTCCGCTGGTTGACCTCGGACTTATTGCCGCCGTAGATCTTCCGGTCCTGGCAGATGCATTCTATGCGTTCGGAGAAGCACAAAAAATAATCCGCGACGTGAAAGAAAGGTGGGGATCTTTCGCGGGCTATTTTATGGAAAGACCGGAAGGTAAAAACTTTCCGCTATGGCAAGCCTATAAACAGCTCACCGAGAAGTATACCGCAATCATGTATAAATTCGGTGTGACACCGGTTGAACGTGAGAGGATAACTATTGAGTCTACCAAGGCCGAAGACACCCTTGATAAAATGCTCAGTGAATTGACAGGGAAGAATGCGGATTGATTTCACGTACAACGAGTACATTCATGATGTTATCGAAAACAAAGTTATCGTCCCGGTTACGATTAAAAAGGTCGTAGAACGACACCTCAAGGATATAAAAAGAAAACGATTCGAATATGAGTTCAATGAAAAATGGGCTCAGTTTGTCATAACGTTTTTCTCAACTCTAAAACATTTCAAAGGTAAGTACGCCGGAAAGCCCTTCCTTCTGGAACCCTGGCAGCAGTTTCTTATTGCCATGCTCTATGGATGGCGAAACAAGAAAACCGGCCGCCGCCGGTTTAAGACCCTATATTTCACGGTGGCGCGGAAGAACGGCAAAACCATCCTTATTGCCGGCCTGATGCTTCTGGAAACGCTCACAGAGAAAGGTGCTGAAATCTATTCTGTGGCAACGAAGCTGGACCAGGCGGCTATTGCTTTCAAATACGCAAAATCGATGTTGAATGATTACCTGAAGCAGAAAGGCTTTCGGGCCCTGAAGGACAGGATCATCTATCAGAATTCCATTCTAAAAGCTCTCTGCTCAGAATCGAAAACCCTGGACGGCTTTGAGCCAGGGCCCCTGGTACTTATTGATGAATACCACGAACACAAAACAGATGAGCTGAAACATGTTATGGAATCAGGGATGGTAAACCGATCCCAGCCATTGACGATAATAACCACCACTGCCGGGCAGTCCTCCGGGTCCCCCTGCTATGAAGAGTATTCCTATGCTCGGCAGATAGCAACAGGGGCCCTCAAAGATGATACCTATCTACCGATTATCTATGAACTGGATACGGAGGACGACTGGACAAACCGTCTGCTCTGGAAAAAGGCAAATCCAAACTACCACATACTAAACGAAGATGAGTTTGAAAACAGATATCAAAAGGCTCTCAGATCTCCGTCAACTCAGATAGATTTCCGCCGGAAACAACTCAATCTTTGGGTGGAATCAATAACCTCCTGGATAGACCTGGAGACGTGGAAAAGTGCAAACCCCTTTGACCCTGCAATTCTGCAGGGGGCCCCCTGTATCATGGGGCTTGATATCGCCAAGCTGCACGATTTCACCGCCTACAGTCTGGTATTCTATATTGAAGATGAATTCTACACTTTGACCCGGTTTTTTATCCCCCGGACTACGATTGAAGAACGATTTAGAAACGAAAGTCAAAATATCTATGATTGGATTGATAAAGGATATGTTTTTCCTTGTGAAACACCTACCCTTGATGTACGGATGCTTATTGAGAAAATCAAAGAAGACGCGATACAGTACCAGATTACCGAGATCCTGTATGACCGCGCCCTGGCTGACGAGATCATCAGGACCTTGGAAGATGAGGGATTCGAGTGTATTCAGCATCCGCAGAACATGACCGGTCTTTCCGGTCCGTCCAGGGAGTTTGAAAAGGCTGCTTTAAACGGACGGATCCACCATAATAACAACCCGGTTTTAAACTGGATGCTTGCAAACACCACCATTGAGATTGATAATCAGGGGAACTTCAAACCGAAAAAAGAAGACTATCGCCGAAGCACAAGGCGGATCGACGGTGTGATTACAAACATCATGGCCGTGGGGCGATGGGTGTCACTCCTGATAGCCAGGGAAGAGCCGGACGATTCCTTCGATTATAGTTCCTGGGCTCCGATAACCCTATCCGACATAGAAGACTAATCGTCTAATTTTAAATCATCACTATATATAACGACAATCACAAACTTTTTTCGAAAAAGGTATGCCATGAGCATTTTTACAAAGATTTTTGGTCGCAAAGAAGAGAGGGCCTATGATCCGCGGCGTGGTGTTAGAAGGGGAGTTTCGACGGTTATTTATGGAGATAATGCGTTACAGATCGGTACCGTCTATGCTGCCGTATCCATCGTAAGCCGGGTCCTGTCAACTTTGCCACTCCATTTGTATCGGGAAACTGCAGGCCGTAAAGAAAAAACCCGCGATCATTACAGCTATCATATCGTTAATGGAACTCCATCAGGCTTACAGAATCATATTACCTGGAAGATGTACATGATTGCGTCAATGCTCCTCCGCGGTAATTATTACGGTGAACTGCTTTTCGACAGGAATTATAGGGTAAAAAGTATCCTGCCGCTGTCGGCCTCCCAGGTTAAAGTGGGTATATCAGATAACGGCCTCCGAAAGGTCTATAAAGTGGCAGAAAAAGAAATCCCCGGGTATAAAGTCCTTCACATCCCGTATGTGTCCATTACAAACCCATTAATAGGTGAGTCGGTGATTGAGCTCGCCAGAAGCGGCCTGTCCCTGGCAAAAAGCGCGGAACAATTCGGTATTAATTTTTTTGATAACGGTGCCAATGCCGGGGGAATAATAACCTATGAAAAAGACGCGAAAGTCACACTGGATGAACGGAAAGAAATTTTTAAGCGAATAAGGGAAACCGCCACAGGGCTTACAAATTCACACCTTCCAATGGAACTTCCCCCAGGGGCCCGGTTCGAGAAGCTTACCATGAGTAACGCTGACAGCGAATGGATTGCCATGCGGAAATTCCAGAAGTCCGAGATTGCCGCCTGGTTCGGGGTCCCCCCTCATCTTATCGGAGACCTGGAGCGAAGTACGAATAATAATATCGAACATCAGGGAATGGAGGCTATCGCGTATCTGTTTGCTCCCCTTATTACCATTGTGGAAAATCATTTTAACACCCTGTTTTTTCCCGATGGTGGTCATTACTACAAATTCAATCTGGACGCTATACACCGGGCAGACATGGAAACCCGGTATAGTTCCTACGCTACCGGCATACAGTGGGGGGTCCTCAGCGGGAATGAAGCCCGGGAAAAAGAAGACATGAACCCCCAGCCTGACGGAATTGGTGATATCTATCTTACTCCTCTCAATATGGTTGATAAAAAGACCCTGCTGGATAAACCCCAGGATAAAAAACCGGACATGAAAGCTCTGTATTTTAAAGCTCTGGAATCCCGGAACATCGATAGCTGTAAATTAATCTTTGACAGCTATGTATACGATCTATCCAAGGAAGCCTGCAGGGAAGCCGGCGAAGATCAAATCGATATGAACGGCTTTATTATCGAATATACCCGGCAGCTTGAAAACCGCCTATCCGAAACGGATCCCAACGATGAACTATACCGCCTCCGGAATGCCGTCCGCTATGAAACCTGGAGACGGCTGGGAAAGAAAGACTTCCGTTATGTAGAAAAGTGTGGGGATCCTGCGTGTCAGAATCTGGACGGGCAAGTATTTACGTTTGGTAACTATATAGGTATAGGCGAGAAACGATATCATCCGCCGCTACGGCATGGATGCACCTGTGAAATAATCCTGGAGGATAAATCATGAGAACAGAACGGCGCTACTGCGACATTAAAAATATTGAACTTCGCGAAGATGGAGAAGAGATGATTATCGAGGGTAACCCTATTGTCTTCGATACCTATACATACTTTTCCGACGATTTCGCGGAGGTCATCGATCGAGGCGCGGTTGATGAAGTCATCGGCAAAGAAGAAAAGCTCCTCTGGCAGCATGATTTTTCACAACCCATGGCCGCGGTTGTAAATAAAACTCTTGAAGCGAAAGCCGACAAAGACGGTGTAAAGATCCGTGCCGATGTATCCGGATCAAAATGGGGCCGGGACGGATACGAAGCTATAAAGAATGGCCTGGTCGACAAGATGAGTTTTGGATTTATCCCCTCCCGGGTAACCTATGAAGAACGAAAAATTGATGGAAAATCCGTCTATGTGCGGATTATCGAGAAGATCGGGCGATTGCTCGATTATTCCCCTGTATCGTTCCCGCAATATGCTGAAACTACGGTTTCCGCGCGGAGCGTTATATCAGAGAACGACAGGGAACTCGGAGTGGCTACAGCCGAAGACCCCGAAGATCATGATTCAACCGGCTCGCCGGAGCCGGAAGAACCCACGCCGGTGGAGTCAAATGATGCTCGGGAATCCGAAAGGCTGAAGCTTGTCATGAGACAACTGTCACTCAAAAAACGAAAGGAGAAAATCAATGAATGATTTTTTGCAAAGGCTGCAGGCCCTTACCGAAAAACGGAACGCCCTGCTGGATGAAACCAACACTCTGCTTGAAGCAGAAGACCTGACTCCGGAACTTCGGGACCAGGTAAAGGTAAATCAGGATCAGATTGTCGATATAGATGATCGGATCGATATACTGGAACGGCAGAACGGGTTCACTCTGAAAGAAGCTGCCGAACGGATGACCGAGTCTGAGGTTATCAACAAGGATGTGTATGCGTCCGATGAATACAAGCGGGCTCTGAATGAGTTCCTTGCCACCGGTAACGATTACGCCATTCGCGCTATCCTGGATGATACCAATTCCACCTATGGGGCGTATCTGATCCCGGTAAAGGACGAATATTTACGGAAACGGATCGCGCTCAACCCTATCCGTAAATTTGCAAATGTCGTAAGCAACATACAACCGGTCGAATATACGCCGCTTATAGCCTCCGACGCGCTTGCCCAAGGTGACTCATGGGACGATACTTCCGACTCCGAGGCGTCCACGTCGGTAACACCGTATCTGCTCACCTCTCCCGTTATCATGCATCCCCGGGTGTATTACGCCGGGATGGGCGACATGGACGAGGAGATCGTTAGAGCCGCAGAAGCCAAGTTCGCGACCAAAGAAGCTGCTTTAGTTATTACGGGTGATGGATCTTTGGAAGCAACGGGTGTTTTGGATGCTTCATCTGCCGGTGAAACGGCTGCCGCTGACGACGCTTTTACCTTGGCTGAATTCAGAGCCCTTATTGCCTCTCTTTCAGAGCAGTATCTAAGCGCACCGGAATGTAAGTTGATTATGAACCGGAGCACTTACAACTACATTATTGCCCTTAAAAGAGCTGGGAGTGAGGCTTCGTTCAACCCGGAAAACAACAAAGAACTGTGGTTGGATGGGTATGAAGTACTTCCTTACAGTGCTATGGCTTCCACTCTTGAAGCAGAGGCCAAAATGGTTTTGATAGCTGACCTCTGGAACTATCACATCCGGGAAACCGGCCTGTATGTGAGGAAGTCGAATGATGGTGCCGACCCGCGAAAGCATCTTTTCATCGTTGAGAAGTTTTTCGGCGCCAATCTTCTGGATAGCGATTCTGCGAAGCATCTTATTCTTGATGACGGGGAATAAGTTCATGGGGGCCCCATGGGGCCCCCATTTTTAAGGAGAAAATATTGAAATATCGAATAAAAGAACCGTTTGTTTTTGGTAAGGGTATTATTATCGCCAAGGATGATGATATCGATAAGCTGGACGATAAAGCAAAATCCAGACTGGCAAAAGCAGGACTGCTGATTGCCGAACGGGAAAAACGAAGTACCAAGAATATCACCGCTGAGGACATCGAGGTACGCTAAATGGCCATTATTACTGCAGATGAATTAACAGCCTATAACGGGATGGTGTTTGATACCGGAGCAACATTACCGACCATGGCACTAAATCATGCTGATGACATTATCTCTAATTATATCGGGTATAACCCGGTGTCATCGGATTATACCGACCGTAGATTCTCCGGAAACGGAAAAAATGTCTTAAAGCTCGATGCCTATCCCGTTACGGCCGTAAATGCGGTAGAAATTAACGACATAGAATATGATGAAACTAATTTTTCCGTTATTGACAACGATAAATGGCGGATCTTATCCGAGTATACTCTTTTTTCGACCGGCTATAATAACGTGAAAATCAGTTTTACCGCCGGCTGGGCAGAACTTTCATTGCCTACAGTATTCAAAACCGTTGCTTTACAGATTGCGACTCTTTTTCTATCCGGAAAAGATGGAGCAATTGCCGTCCGGGGCCGGGTGCTCCCGAACGGACAGACGGAATTCGTGTCGAGAAATTACACCCCATTTTTGGAGCTTCTTTCCAAATACAGGTATACATAATGATCCAGTTTGACATCAAAACCGATGTTGACGAAGTATCCCGGGCGCTCCGGTCCTTAAATGTCTATCGTCATAAAATGAAGTTTAATATTTCCAAGACGGTAGCTATGGATTTGAAAAATTATATCCGGCGGAAATACACGAGCCATCTGCAAAAGAAATCAGGCAAGCTGTATAAAGCGATCAAATATTACGCAAAGTCAACAGCCGCGGGTGATGATGAAATAGCCGTATATGTTGCCGCAAAACAACAGTATAAAGCCCAGAGCCATGAACACGGAAATATAATAAGACCGAAAAAGGGAAAGTATTTATTTATTCAAGGTGCAGACGGAAGCATCCGGAAGATAACCAGCGTGTATATTCCGCCAAGACCGTTTTTCTTTAATGAGGGCGGGACCTTTATCAGTACAAAGTATGAAAAATCTTTAGTGAAAGCCTTTGACAAGGAGCTTAAAAAAGCATGGAAGTGATAACCAGCACAATTGAAACATTCATCAATAATAACTTTGCGACCTATCTTACCCCTTTGGCAACAGATACGGTCCCTCTCCCGCTGCCGGAAGTTGTCATAGATGAACCGGATCTCATGAGATATTCCTATGATAATGTTTTGTTCCTCATGCCGGACCAGGGTGAAGTAGAGTTTGAAACCATAGGAAGTGATGAACATACCGTCACGATCGATGTCATCATCTTTACCAAGGGCCTGACTCCAGAGAACCTTTATTACCGTGCAATGCGGTACCTCCGGGCTTTTTACAAGATGGTGAAAAGCAATCCTCTAATTACAAATGCCCAGTGGGCTATGCGGGACTATGAATACTTTTCCGGCGGAGACGGTACCGGCAGCAATAAGGGAATCAGAATCGGTTTAATTGCCCAATATCAAGAGTCCGTCTAATTTCGTTTCATCACTATATAGAGTGAAGAGAGAAACCTAAAAAAGGGGAAAACTATGGGATTAATAACAGGAAGGGCAAGCGCATTACAGTTGGGTGTTGAAAGTACCTGGGCACCTGCTACGGCAGTAACGCCGACCGTGCAGCTTGCTTTGTTAAGCGAGTCTATACGATATAATGTTGCCAAGAAGGCAAGCGAGGTCCTACAGTCCGGAATAACTGTCGGGACACCTGAAATTTTCGGGTATCAGGTAGAAGGCGACATATCGGTAGAAATGAAACCGAAGAATGCAGCCTATCTGATCGGTTTGCTCCTGGGTGACGAAACAGATGCAGCCCTAGAAAACGATACCACGGGTGTTTACAAACATGTATTCAAATGTCTTGCCGGAGGAACGGCGAATTCCCTTCCATCATGCGGACTCACCCTGGACAGGGTAACACATGTTAAGCAGTATACCGGAGTGAAGTTAAACGGGTTATCCCTGCAGGCAAATGCGGAGGATTATCTTGTCGGGAATTTTACCATTGTCGGAAAAGATGAAGAGGCAGGCACCCTGGAATCTCTTTCCCTCCCGTCGGAAAACTCTTATACCTTTGTCGGTGGCGTTGTAACTGTCGATACCGAAGATCTGTCCGGAAGTGTAGAATCCGTAAGCCTGGACATCTCCAATAATCTGGATGTTGTCCCGGCGATTACCCGGTATATCCGGGAACCGGAACCGATGGACCGGGATATCAAGTTTTCCATCGAATGTCTTTTTGATTCCGATATCGATACCCTTCGGGAAGATCACTACATCACGAACGCGGCGGTTGCCGTATATCTTCAGTTTGTAAGCTCTTCCCTGATAGAAACCGGCGAGTATCACCGCTTTGATATCACTATACCTGTGGGCATAATCACTGAACTGCATCCTTCCGTGGGTGGAAAAGAAAAAATCAAGGCTACCATCGAAGGGTATGCCGCGGACAATTCTGGGGATCCGATCGAAATAGATTTCTATGACGACTTGGATACTGAATACCTGGATTAATGAGGAGTGATAATTGATTACCAAAGAGGCGATAGAGAAAACCTATCTGAAGAAAGTAAAAATTGAGCTCGGTGAATATTTTGGGGTAGAACCCGGGGAAGTATGGGTGGAACTTCGGGAACCGGAGACCCTTGAAATGCTTAAGCTTCAATCTGAGCTTCGAGATAATGAAAACCAGATATCCCGAAGTGTAGAACTTTTTCATGAAATGCTACCGGGTTTGATTGTCTCGCACTGTTTCTACTCAGATGAAAAGGGCGAAAAGAAAATGAAGACCGAGGAAGTCCGGGACATTCTCTACAGAAAATATCAGGTTGTAGAAAAAATACTTTCCGATTTTTTTTTAAAATGCATCCCACGAGTGATGACACCAGGGAAATAAAGGAGGCCGCGCGGTATCTCTTCAATAATTTTTATATTGATGAGGAAAAATTAAAGAAGTGGAAAAAGTGGTTAATATATGTGGAATGGTACTTCGATTTGTGCGATTCCGAAACTGGCCAGCTTGTAAATTATTTGGTTTCCGGCGGCCTGTTTGAGCAGCCGTATTATTCATTTACTGTTTTGAAGATTATAAAAACGGCATATATACAATACATGAAATCGAGATTGCCGAAGGGGAGGAGACGTTGATCCTCCCTTTTTCCGAAAGGGGTAAACTGTGGCAGATAAAAAACTGCGATATAGCATAGAAGGAAAAGACAAATCTAAATCCGCTGTTAAATCCGCCCTTGGCAACCTTAATCAGATGAATAAGTCTGTAACCCGGTTGCAGAAGCTATTTACCGGGGCCCTTGGAGTTGGTGTTGCAATAAAAGGGTTTAATATGCTCACCAAGGCGGTCGAGAAAAGTATCAATGCCTGGGGAGAGCAGGAAAAAGCGGAAATAACATTACAGAAAGCGATAAAGAATAATCCTTTATTGACCGGAGAAAGCAGTAAAAAGTTAAAGGATTTTGCATCTGATCTGCAGAGTGTATCCACTGTCGGCGATGAAGTAAGCCTGTCCTTTATGACGATGCTTGCTTCCACCGGCAGAACGGAAGACGAAATTCAGAAACTCATGACCGCGGCGGTGGATCTGTCCGCCGGTATGGGGATTTCCTTAGACAGTGCTGTCAAAAACCTTAACAAGACCTTCGGGGGAACCGTTGGAGAGCTCGGGGAATTGTTACCCGGGATAAAAAATCTATCCAAAGAACAACTGATTGCCGGGGAAGGCATAGAACTGGTAGCCGAACAGTTTAAGGGCATGGGAGAAGCTGCGGCAAACAGTGTAGCCGGCGGGATGGAACAATTCAAGAACACCTGGGGCGATCTGCAGGAACAGATGGGACGGAGTATTAGTGGGTTCTTTTCTCCAACTGTATCCTGGCTTACCGATATCACTTCAAAATGGGTAGAAGCAAAAACAGCCTTAAACGATTACAGAGATGCAAAGAAGCTTCTCAATGAAGGCGGCAGCGGAGACACATCTTCAGAAATAGAAATCCTGGAAAAAGGCATCGAGGCAGCACAGGAAAAAATATACTGGGGGACCGGAGGAAGACACAGAACGTCCACCCAGGATGTTCAGAAATATCAAAAAGAACTCGCATTAATGGAGGAGCGGTTACAGATACTCAGGAATATTGAAGTCCAGGAATTAAGAATTGCCGATGCTCGTGATCACCAGGCACGACAGGAAGCGGAAGCAGAAGCAGCGAGGTTAAGGGCGGAAGCGGAAAAGAACAAATGGAATCTTGAGATCCTGCGGCAAAAAGACAAGATTGTTAAAAAAGTTGAACAGATAAACCGCTTAGAAATTTTACTCGGTGATGAATATGATCACATGGCGGAACTCGACAAATTACGAGTTGAGACTCTGAAAGAAATGGAAGCCTTCGGATTCACGCTGCCGGATCCGTTCGACAATTATTACAGCGGCATCGAACAGATTATTGATATGTTCGACGACCTGAAAGATAAAGTTGATGAAGTTGATACGTTGGTTACAAAATCTGGTAAATCATTAATAACAGCAGGTAGTAAGTTGGAGATGGAATTAAGTACTTCACCAACACCAACATATTCAGGAGCAGGAAGTCCCGGTACTGCGAGAGGTAGAGGATATGAAGATTTATCAGGACCTGCACCTGCATCAGTAGCCGCATCAGATTATAGGTCACCTCTTGAAGCAATGATGCAAGATACAATAGGACCTGCTATGAGTAATCTTGGTGGAAGATTTTTAACATTATTTACATCCATAGAAAACGTAACAAAAGTAATGGACCCATTAGGAACTATTTTACAAGGTGTATTTCAAGTACTAGAACCTGTTATCAACACTATTTTACAACCATTAGTTGATGCTTTATTGCTTGTTGGAAACACTTTAGGAATGGTATTGGTTCCCATTCTTAATTCAGTAGCACCCCTGTTTGAATTTTTGGGAAGTTTATTAACATGGCTACTACCTATTATCAAAGTAGTAACAATTGCAATTGATGCTTTATCAAGACCCGTTGAATGGGTTGCAGATTTATTCGCATGGTTTGGTGATATACTCGAAGCAATAGGGAAAAGTTTTAGTAATTGGTGGTATAACATAACCCACCCATTAAAGGAAAAAAAAGACACTTCATTAGATATAGACTCGTTTGAATCAGATGCTTTCAAAAGACCACTTATGACGATGGATGATTTTGATAATCAGCTATCAGGATTAGTTGCTGAAAGCACTTCCACAGGTACGACTTCCACCGGGGCTACTTATAATCAGGCACAGGATATAAAGATTTACATTAACACAGACTATGTTGTCGGTGAAGCCGGAATGGATGAGTTTACCCTCATGATCCGGGACCGCCTGGACGCGCTTAACGCGCTGGGGGTGTAGATGGCTTTAAGTAATTATCAGTTCTATGTTGATTTTGGGGCAGGATATATAGAAGTTTCTCAAAGTGATATTGTAGAAACAAAGATCGAAGAACAGGAATATGGAAAAGAATTAAAATCTACTACCAATAAAGCAACTATTGTTGCTTATGGAACTTCTACATTAGTCAATTCATTATTATCTGCTACATCAGATATATTATGTAAAATAAATGTTGATAGTTCTACAATCTTTACGGGTTATATAAGAAACAACTTTAATATTAATATATTACATAGACCGAAAAAAGTAACATTAGAGTTGGTAGATTTAGGTTATCCATTATCTAATAAAAAGATTACTGAAGATATATTTTATGAAAGTTATTCTGTTTGTGATAGTTCTTCTACTTCATCTTCTATTGTTCATCAGTTATTAGATGCAGCAGGAATAGATAGTGGGAATATATCATCTACAATAACAACTATTAGCGATACGGTAACATTCTTTTATATAAACTACAAAGATAAGAAATCATACAGACAAGTATTAGATGATTTGTTATTTGAAACACAAAGAAGAGTAATTCTTTTTAGATCTGGTAC